GTACTGGGCTACTGCGATGGAACTGGTGATGACGGCGATGAGGTGGAAATCTACCTGAACAACGGCAAGACGCTTGTCTTCAATTACATCAATCTTCCGGCTAAACTGGAACAGTTCAAACCCGTTACGACACAAGTCATCGTGCTTGCCAACAAACGTTTGGATGCAGTATCAACGGTGAACCCCGGTATCATCCAAAAGCTCCGTGATACGGTACTCCAACAGATTGAGAATGTCAAATCCTCTCCGGAGCATGTCAGCCAGGCGAAGCAGGTATTCCAGGGTGTGAACACGCTGATAAACCTTGCCAAAACGGAACTGGAATACCGGAAATTCGTGAACGGAATGGAAAACGGCAACGAATATGGACAATAACAGACAACACAATGGCGATTGTGATAAATAAAAAGAATTAATATAAAAACACGATTATGAGTTACTTTATAGACTATGTCAAGACTTATGCAAATGTTAACAGGAAAGGCCGTGAGCTACAACTGTATGCAGAACAGTTTGACCGCCACCTGATAGAGGACGAGAGTTCGCTCCTGGCACTGAAATGCGATATTGAGCACAGGATAATGATGATGAATGAAAAGTATCCCCGTAGCCGTCCGGTCCGGCTGAACGTGTTCAGTGACGGCAGAACCGTCCAATGGACCATCCTTGTGGAACATGACAGCGACAGTATTGTCTGTATCATATCCTATAAGAAGGTTCTGGGGTGTTATGCTGCAAATAAGATGAACGATAAAAACAAAAGGCAATGAAACGATTTAAGACAGAAACATTTTTCGTTCCTCTGAAAATCAGTGAGGAACTTGGTATGGCGTTCGTCAAGGGCAAGGACGGCAAAGAGAAGAGATTCAAGACGCGTAAGGCTGTCGAGAAATACTGCAGGGAGAATAGATGTATTTACGTAGAGCATAAATTTATATTCTACAGATAACAGAAAAAAATAAAAATTATGGACAGAGAAAAAGATTTCAAACTGACAGGTCCTGAGCTCCAAACCGAGCTGCTTAAACGTATGGAATACCGTGAAGAAACGAGGAAATGCGGTAACTGCAAATATTATTATCGTTCCATGGATGGGGGCAATATATCCAAATGCCGCCTGATTCCTTTTATAGACCTGGGTGTAAATGAGGACGGGTATTGCAGTTATTATCAACAGGCAGAGTGAGACAGTACCGTTTAAGCCCCGTAAAGAAGAGCAGCCGCTACAAGTACTCTTGTAACGGCTGCTTTATTTTCCCGCCTTAGAAAGCGCCGTAATATTTGATATGGCGCTCTTTGTTGCATATATGTGTCATACTACGTATCTTTGTATCAGGTTTTCAGAGTATTCAGGGGTTACAATTCATTTTTTCAGGATATGGGCAGTCAGTTAGAACTTTTTCCATGCGGCAAGCTCGGTTTCAACGAACGGTGCGGCAAGCTTTCAAGCACTCCGTTGCGTCGCAGCGCTGCCAGTCGCGGCGAGCGTATCCGCCTGCGTAACCGTGTGATGACAGCCCGTTTGTACTACTGGCGCGAGATTATGCGCCGCCGTCTTGACGACGTAATGATCATCCTCGCGGAAAACGAGTTCTTCGTCGACGAGCGTACCATCAACAACGCCTGGCTTGAATGCGCCGATTTCTTCGAATGGCTCTGCAGCACCCATGCCACTGTCCGCCAGCTCCGCCGTATGTTTCCCAGTTGGAAATGGTAGTCTATATATTATCTATAAAATCGGCTATATATACAACCTCATAGACTTTGAGCCCGTCCGGTCTCTTCTGTGGCCTACACCGCGCTCTTCTGAATGACTTGGCGCAGTTCTCCATTTTGAATCCCTGTACCGCCCTATGCAGCGCTTCTACCATATCGAGCCTTGCGAAAGCCGTCTCCTGCACCTGCAGGGGCTTGTTCACATTGAACGAGGCACAGTCGTTAAAGCCGATTTTCAGCTCCAGGGAAACCTGTACACGCTGCATTCCGGGATGTGCCG